AATAAAGAATCGAAAGAGCGTTTTCCCCGACAACCATTTCCACCCACCACGCATCAGCTTCGTGAGGACTGACCCAGCGTTTGTAATCGCTTGAGTCACAAGGCCGAGCCAAGGCGAGCATGGATGGCTCTGAGTAACAATAACCATGCTCCAGATAAAGACCGTGAACTCGTGGGAAATCTGGACCATAGATGTTAAGAGCTTCGGAGATTGCTGACATTAAGTGTCAATAAGACCATGAGCGCGAAGCCGTGCAAGGATTGTGTTAACCTTGTCCTTCAGGTCGGTCATTTGGGTTGTAACCTCGCCAACGTCAATGTTGTCAAAGCCAACAAAATTGTAAGACGTAGAGATGTCGCTAACAGCCGCGCCCTGAGCACCGACAACCTGTGTATTGTTTACCTTAAATGCAGTCAGTGTGTCAACGACAGTAAGCCCCGTGAGCACACCAGCATCCGTGCATATCATTGGTCCGCCCTGAATCGTAGAGCCGCCAGTTCCGTCTGCCCTAAGTATGGCGTTATCCGTGGGGCCAGTCGAACCACCGATTGTGCCGCCACCGCCAGCGGAAGCCGAAATCGTAATGCTACCGGCACCGTTAGTAATCGTGACGTTAGAGCCAGCGGTAAGCGTGGCCTTGGTAAAGCCTGTGCCGTTACCGATGAACAACTGGCCGTTAGAGCCAGTCGTTAGCTTGGAGGCCGTAATGCCTCCGTCCTTAACAATTACCGCGCCACCCGAAAGCTGAGTCGTTGCATTATCCACGGCACCCGAAGCAAACGTCGCGCTGTTAATAGCGGCGTTAAGATTCGCTGCGGTTACTTGGTCGTTCGTGACGTAAGTGTTACCTGTGCTGAGGATAGCCATATCAGTATTCTACCACGAGGGTTTATTGCTTAGAGCTAATGTTAAGGTCAGTAAGTTGAGAGGTTACTTTGACCGCCCGAATCTTGGGACGGCCAAGTGTTGGTGTAAGCGTGAACTGGCCACCGTATCCACGGATGTTACCGATGCGGCCACGAACAGAGGCGTCCTCGCCGCTCTTCAAATTACCAACTAGAAGGTCAGAAAGCGAATCAAGCGGGTTAAGCGAGTCTGGGTTCTCTGACTCAAAAGAAATGTCAATGTCAGAGTCGTTACTCTCAGAGCTTTCGGCCTGAAGCTCGAAGGAGTTATATCGCTTTCGGTCCATTGTCCCAGCGGTGTATTGCCGCGTGGTCATGTAAGACTGAATCTGGTAAGTCGTAGCAGCCTGCCCAATCTGGGTAATGAGACGGTCGTTATTATCCACACGGTCCTCAAGGATATGGATGCCGCCGAAAGAATTCACGGCATACAGCTTGTTCAGAGAGCCTGCGCCAGCGCGGATAAGGTTACGGATGTTCCAGCCGGGAGCGTCAACGGTATCCAAGGATTCCCAGCCTTGGTTCAGGAAGTTGTAAACCAAGATGGCATTATTCTCGGTCGATTTGTCGAGGGGGACGGCGATGTAATAACGGTTATCGTGGTAAATGGCTACGCAGTTCTTCGCGTAATCCTTGTTAATCCGCTTGATAAGGGGGTTAATCGGCTCGGAAAGGGGAATTGTGGCACCGCGCAGGTTATACAAGTCCTCGAAGGTCATGGCATAAACGCCGTTATCCGAGAGGAAAAGAATCTGGTTGCCGACCTGAACCACCGAGCGACGAGCCAGACAGCCCACTTCGCGGGTAACCTCTTGGACCGTAGTGGACTCCAAGGCACCGCTTACACCACGCACAAGGTGAATCGTGTTACGGTTAAACACCACGAGGTTGTCCTCGGTGAACGGCTGAAGGGCTACGACGTAATCCGCGCCACCTGAAGCGATGCGGTAATTAGCGTAAATCTGGTCGTAAGTGTCTTGGTCGAGAACGTCAGACGCAATGATTTCGTCCGATACGTCGCGGCTAGTAATCGTAGGCGAGCCAGAGCTGCCGGTCGTCGTGTAAAGGAACGGCATCCAAAGACGACGCTGGTGGTAAACCGCCCAAGGCGGGGCAGGCATATGGCTAAAGCCAGCACCAACGGATAGCTTCTTAACGTAAACAACGCTGCCGTTACTGTGGTCGTGAACGTCAGCGTAAAACGTAAACGTATATGGGTCAGAGACTGTTGCGATTGAGTAACCTTTCGTCTTCTCGGTCAGGTCTGTGCCGTCTTTATCAACAACGTAAATTACATCGCCAACCACTAATCCGTGACCCGCTAAATGAGTGACCGTCACCTCGCCGTCCACGCAGTTTGTGTTATTTGAGTTATCAAGGTAAACCGGCTGGGTGTAGTCGCCATTTGCGACCAGCTGGAAAGCCGGGGTTCCAGTAAAGTCTCCATCCCACTCCAAGGCTGTCAGACCATCTCGGAAAATGAAGACGTAATTAAACGCCTGAACCATATTAACATCAGCTTCCAGCGACTCACCAGCCGGGTATTCGATTGGAGTAGATACGCCGGTTCTCAGGTTTACCGCATACGCAATACTGTTCGTAGCAATTACGATGTATTCCTCGTTTTGGGAAGCCGGGTCAGAGAACAAGCACGAGCCGTAAACCGCGTTAATGACGTTATCATTAAGGATAGGTGCGCCGACGACTGCGGTTCCGCCGATGGTTCCCGAGAGGCCCGAGACAGTAATTTGGATTGTAACAGAATCAACGACAGTGATAAGTCGGTTGCCATTAGGGTCAGGTGTAAGTCCTGTAATACCAGAGACGTAGCCGAGTGTCTGGTCAATGAATGGGTGCGCCGAGGAGAACGTAATCGTAATTGTGTCTCCGCTTCGGCTGGAGCCGCTAGACGTTGTGTTAGCGTAAACGTAAAACGGCAGCGTCAAAGACGCTTCATCCGTAGCCAGCGAGGAGCCTAGGTTCTGGTGGCCCTTGCGGGTCTGCCACGCCCCGTTAATATCCATGCGTCCGTTAGACGACATGGCAATCTCTGAAGGTTGAAGCTGGTCTGGGCGAAGGCGTGCGTTAACTCTAGTGAACGCGACATCGCCCTCATCAACCATCAGGTTATCAAGGGAGCCGTAATTGCTATACCGTGGCATTTACCTAGTATAGCTTATGTTGTTACTTCACCTTGCGGCGTTTAACGTCAACACCCTTGATGATGCCTTTGTTACGGCTGGCGTAAAAGACTTGCTCGCCACGCTTCTTGCCATACTCGGCTTGCATCGCGGCCTTAATCTTACGGCCTTTTTTGGTCAGTGGCATATTAGCGGTATCTTGAGGTTTTCTTAGCGATGGACTTAGGCTGCTTAACGAACTGCTTGCCTTTCTTCATCCCCTCGCGCTTGGCCCGATTTGTAGCAGCTTTCTCAGACGGGCTAAGGGCTTTCCATGCCGCATCGGGCAAGTATCGCTCGCCGGTCTTTAGGCTAGGCTTACCAGAGCTAGTGCGCCATTTCTGGCGCGTCCAGTTCACAAGGCTCTTTTGCTGCGGTTTCATCGGGCCGTTTTATAACCGCCGCCCTTTTCCTTGTATTTCTTAGCAAGCATTTGCGCTTTACGGGCAGACCACTGCCCCGGCTTGCCACCCTTGCCACCGGCCTTAATCGACTCAAAGAGCCGCTTACGCATAGTAGGCTTAGTGTAAACCCCGGCAGAGTTAACCGTAGAACGCTTCATCAGCACTTCTTCCGCTTGCCGTATTCCATCATGCGCTCGCGCTTACCCTCGGACTTCTCGTGCTTCATCCGTTGCTTACGCGACTTGTATCGTTCACCTGATTTGCTCATAGTAGTTAATGGTTAATGCTTAACAGTTCCAAGCCCTTCGGCTCCAATAGTTTGCAGAAAGTTTGTTCTCCTTGCCCTTGATTCCACCAGACCGAGCGCAGTAGCTTTTCTTCCGCGCAGGCTGGTTTTTCTTGATGGTCATGTTCGCGTCCCCGAATCGGACGACCTTTTCTTTGCCGCCCTGACAGGCTTTGACTACGAACTTCTTCCCGCCCTTAACGTCGCGTCTAGGGCTATTACAGGGCAGATTGCGGGGATTGAGGGCCATGGTAGGTGTAAAGGGTTAAAAGCCCGTAAAGTGGCTTATTCTGCGTCTTTGAGGCGGTTCTGTTCCGCCTCCCGGTTAATACGGTCAAGGTTCTTAGCTTGCTTGATAATCCACCAAGCGGAAAGGGAGCTAACAATAACCGAGCCGGCCATGGCAAGAACCTGCAAAACGTCAGTCGCCATCTGAAGCGTAGCAACGGTGGACACCCAGCTAATAGCGTTAAGGCTAATCATTTTCATGGGCTGGAGGTTATCGTTCATTTGGCTGTGCGTTGTAGTGGCCGCGAACCGAACCACCACATGACGGCTGTTGAAGTAGCAAAAACGAAGTCAGCCAAGATAGCGGCAACCGCTGCCTCACCGACGAACCCTGCCACGATGAACATAATCAGCGACAAGACCATCGCCCAAGTCAGGCCGGGGCGGGTAAAAGCACGAAAGGCATCCACCAGAATACGGGTAGAAATGACCCAAATAGGGGCATTTGCAGGAATCTGGACGGCTTCGTTATCGCTCTTGAGGCTGGTATCGAAGGACTTGAACTCGGCCTCGGTAATCTTCAGCCGGGACATCGCCTCCATTTTCTTAATCTCAAGCTCGGTTTCCATCGCTTTAGACTTAACGTCCACAATCTTTTGAACCAAAGAAAGGACGCCGCCCAAGATGGAGCCACCGACTGCACTAGAAAGAAAACTAAACATAGCTTATACTAGCACGAATCAAAACCAGTGATGACGAATCCAACGCCAGCAAAAGTAAGGGAGCCAGATAAACTTAGGGACGCGGACAATCTTGACGTTACTGTCAACGACCTCCGGGGGAACAGCGTCCCAACAAGTGACCTTGATAGGCCCGCCATCATTGGACTCGCAGCTCCAAATCAGCCCGTTGCGCGTCGGGGGACGGCCCCAATACCACGAGTTATCAAACTGACCTAGCTCAACGTCAGTCTCGCGCCCGTGGCTAATCATGCAACTTACGATGCGCCAGCCGTCAGTCTTGCCCTTAATTGTGAACGCCGAGATTCCAGCTTGGCCGATGAACCTGCAATCCGAGAACTCAATGTTCGTGCAGCCCGTGGCATCTACGTTATTCTCTGTCCCGGCATCAACGGTCTTACCTTTTAGCTGCGCGTTAGTGCAGTGATAAAACTTAATGATGTCGTCATACGCCTTGGGGTAAGGCGGGTTCTCAAAGCCGTCCGTATCGGGGTTATCCCCGTAGTAAGAAATCCAGTTAACGTCAGGCGGGATAGGCATTATTTGTCTGAATTGTTAACAAACAATTTCTACCTTGCCGTCGCCGCCAGCACCAAAGTTTGCTGCGCCTCCTGCGCTACCGCCACCTTGGGTGCTGACTTGTGATGTTCCTGCGCTGATATATCCAGACCCGCCACCACCGCCACCAGCACCGAATGGTGCAGCAGAGCCGCAACCAGCACCACCACCACCACCGTAATAACCATCGCCACCGCTTCCGGGGGCATAACTTCCAGTTCCTGCGGCTCCACCTTGGTTGGATGAGCCACTGCCACCGTTCGTAGAGCCATAGCCTCCGCCGTCTTGGACAATGCCACCAGCCCCACCCCCGGCTTGGGTGCCACCGCCTCCGCCAGCACCGCCACCGCCACCAGCTGCACCAGAACCGTTACCACCACCGGCACCGCCGTAACCATTGGTGTTTGCAGCATTGCCGCTTCCGCCGCCACCACCAGCTATGATTGTAACAGCGGTTCCACTGACCGAAGTTCTACCACCACCACCTCCGCCAATGCCGGACGGCACACCTCCGTTGGGATATGCTGTATATGAATAAGAACCTCCTCGACCGACGATAACGGTATAAGTCTGACCAGCGGTTACGCTTACTGTCGTAGCAACATAACCACCAGCACCTCCATTAACGCCGATACCAGCACCTCCACCGGCACCCCAGCACTTGAAAGTTGCTGTTGTTTTACCAGCAGGCACCGTCCATGTTTGAGATGAACCAGTATAGTTAAAAGTGGTAGTTGTTGTATTTGACTTACCATGCAAGTCATCCAGCGAGATTGCGCCAGATGGGACGGCTGCGAGGGTTCGCACCGCTGCATCGTTCAGCGAAATTTGTGCAGTAGCAGAAAGGCCAAGCTCCGTATTGACTTGGCTCATGCTAATCTGGCCTGACGCCGGGAGAGCCATTACTTCTTCAGGAGTTCGATTTCAGCTTTGAGTTCTTTGATGGCCTCTACGAGAAGCGGGATAACACGCTCGTAATGCAGCGTCTTGTATTCGTTGTCGATGGGGGCTGGGGCAACGACCTCTGGAAGGACCGCTTCGACTTGCTGCGCGGACAGACCAACCTCGCGCACCGGCTTGTAGCCAAGGGCTTGAGCAGTCTCGTTCGCCTCGTAGTAAAAACCGTTCAGCTTGGAAACCTTGTCGAGAGCGTTCTCAATGTTACCGAGCTTGGTCTTTAGGCGGTCGTCGGAGTAGTAAGCTGTGATGTTGCCTGTGGCAATAATTTCGCCTACAACGTGCAATGCTTGAGCAGGACTCGACGTGCCAATGCCGACGCCGGTGCTTTCAATATGGAGCAGTTCAGTAACGGTTGCGGAGTTGTCAGTCTTAATTGCAAACGCAATGCCTGAGCCACGATTGTTTGCCGTGGTGCCGCGCAGTCGTGTAGCAATGTATCCGACACGAGTGCTGCCAGAGGTTGAGTTTAAATCATGGAACTCGGTCATGCCAGCCAAGTTTCCATCGGCATCAGCTTGACCAGTTGCAAAACCCAGAACTCCGGTGCTGGTGCTTCCCTTGATTTCTAAGTATGTTCTAGCGGCGTTGTAGCCACCAGAGAAATAACTCGTCGTCCCAACGAGGGCGTTGCCTGCGCTGTCGATGCGCATGCGTTCGGAGCCATCGGTAGAAGCGGCGATAACGTTTGCGCCAGTAGCGGTCAGCGCGAGCGTGCCAGCATTGGTCACAAGCGGCGTCGTCACCGAGGTGCTGGCCGAGGCGGTCGTAAACGCACCAGAGGACGCTGTGCTTGCGCCAATCGTAGCACCGTCAATCGTGCCTCCGTTAATGTCAGCCGTGTCAGCAACCAGCGAGTCAATGTTAGCCGTGCCGTCGATATACAAGTCGCGCCACTCGTGTCCTGTGCCACCAAGGTCGTAAGTGTTATCCGTAGCAGGGGTGAACTCCGAGGCACAGCGAGCGTTAAACGTAACGGTATCGGTATTGCTGCTGCCAAGGGTGGTGTTGTCATTAACCGTTAGCGCGGTAGTCGTGAGCAGATTCGCATCGCTGATGCTAACACCCGAGTCCTGAATTAGCTTACCCGTCGTGCTATCAAATCGAACAACAGCATTATCCGTAGCAGAGGCAGGACCGACTACATCACCAGTAGCACCGCCAGTTGCAGCGACGGTAAAGCTAGGATAACTTCCAGTCACGGAAATCCCAGTTCCAGCGGCTATACTAACAGTCTGGTCAGGGGCCGAATTTGTAACCGTGAAGCTGGGATACGTTCCCGACGTAGAGATTCCTGTGCCAGCCGCAATGCTAACCGTCTGGTCGGGGGCGTCGTTAGTAATCGTAAAATTCGGGTAAGTCCCCGAGGTCGAAATACCTGTCCCGCCAGTCAGCGCAACCGTTTGGTCAGGCGACGTATTTGTTACGGTAATGCTACCCGAGCTTGTGATGGGGCCGCCGCTAACGCTGATGCCTGTGCCAGCCGCCAGGTCAACGCTAGTGACTGTGCCGGTCGCGCCTTCTACTGTCGGCGTGTCCAGAATCAGGGTTTTGAAAACGTCCATCTTAGAGGTAGTTCAGTTCTTGCATTTCAACCACGGCATCGCTGGAACCTTCGCGGATAGCCTTGGCCTTAGAAGCCATCTCCCGTGTCCAGTAAGCCGAGCTATTAGCAGGCATACGGAAGCCAAGCGAAGCGGTCGGGTCAGTCGCGCCATCGAAAGTCACACGAATAGGCTCGCCAGTAACTTGCACCAGAACGTGCGTAGTGCCAGCGTTCAAGCTCCAGTTCACGATAGCCTCGGCAGACGAGCTAATCGTGTTCTGCTTATGAGTCGTGTTGTTCTGCGAAATCGCCTGCGACGGCGTGTTAACAATGCGTGCGTTAGGCATGAGATTAAACTGTAAAGGGTGAAGCCTGCACCGCAGCGTCGGTGCCGCCAGCGCGAATCATCTTAGCCGCATCAGCCTGACGAGCAGACCAGAAGCCACGGAAGCCAGATGCAAACTTGTGGCCGTTAGAAGCCGAGGGGTCAGAGCCGTCAAACGTAACCATGATGTCGGCACCTTGGACATCAACGAAAACGAACTTAGTGTCCTCGTCATACCACGTTGTAGCAAACTGCACAACGGACGTAGAAACCGTCAGGCGTTCGTCTGTGCCGCCGTCTGTCGGAACCGGGTAAAGATTAACTGTGAATGTGTTAGGCATAAGATTAACGAGACTGGCGGGAGACGTATGTTGAGATTCGGCGGTAAAGCGTATTGTTATT